ATGCACATCTGTATAGGTGGTGATTTAGACGGTGTAGTAGTGACTAACCGTGAAGGAACATACTTTGAAGCAAGCGAGATAGATTCAACTAAAAAGTCTACATACAATCGGCAAAGCTATATCATTGGTGAAAATACATATCGTTTTTGGCTTTGTGCTGAATTGCCTTATGCAGTAACGACCAGGATTGCGAATAATTACTTAGCTCAAAAATATCCATATCTATCGTAATCTTTTTTACAAAGGATTTAGCTCATCGAAAGATGGGCTGTGTGTATTAAGAACGATATTAAATCAAAAAAACTGTTCAATAAAAATTAAAAAAGCCCCTCAGATCTGAGAGACTAGTCATATCAATTTTAGGGAATGAATGGTTGTAATTTCTTAAATAACTAAACAAATCAAATTGATAAAGGTAGTTAATAGTAAAATAAATCAGTGCACTAATTTACTCTTTATAGTAACAGAACCTAAAGTTAGTTAAGGTTCTATTAATAAGAAATTATTTGTTGTTAGGATCTGGTTGTTCATTATTTCCTGACTGGTCTTTATCGAGACCTGGAACTTGTGAAGGTTGAGATTCAGTTGGGGAATTTACTTCCGTAGGCTCATTTGATTGAGCTTTAATTGTATTTGCATGAGCGGTTGTATTTTGTGAAAAACTTTTGAAACCTGACATTTTTATCTTCTTAACATCACTGTGGAGAGCCCATAGTACGCTTTAAAAGCCGTTACACTACGGTAGTTATAAGACCTATATGTATGGATATGTGCTGCAGATGATATTTATCTCGATAAAATATTTCACAAATAAAATCAATTATATATAACTGCTTGAGACTTATCACTTAATGGCTGGAAACATACGTTGTAAATTTCAAGTAGGGGTACATAAAGAACACATATATTTTTGATCAAGATTATTTTAAAAAGTCTAAAATTAATAAAACTTGATAGTTAGAAAATTATAGTTTGTATAAATGTACTCCTAAGCATACTATGGATGATTAAACTGGAGCATATAGATGCTAAAAGATATTACAGTTGTTGATTATCAGGGTAGCGAAAGAAGTGCACAGGCATGCTATCTAGAAGAAAATACAGAAGTTACACTTTCAAGAAAACGTATCCAAAGTGCAAAAATTGAATATATTTTGATTAAAGGTGAAATTATTTATCCTACTTTAGATTGGGTTTTTAATAGTTCCGATGGTAGTAGCTACTATATAAAATAAAAGATCCGCTTCGGCGGATTTTTTATGAGATAGATAAAGGTAAAACCATATCGCTTTTGGTTATGTGTACAATTGCCCTATACTGAGACATAAGTGATTGCCAATAAATCTGGCTCAAAAGATCCATATTTATCTTAATTTAATGTGTAGAAAAGGTGACACCTCGAAAGGTGGGCTTTTTTGTTTGTTTCATATATTATTTGCTCCAAATTTACCTAACACTCATTTTTAGATCTATGAAAAAAATAATCTTTATCCTTCCTTTTCTATTGGTTGGTTGTGTTCAATTAATACCCACTGTAAAAAAGACAGGTGAAAACACCTATTTCTTAAAAACTAATGGTAGTGCTTTGGCATCATCGAATACTTTAACGAACAAATTGGATAAAAAAGCTGATGCCTTGTGTAAAGGTAAAGGTTATGAAAAATTGAGCGATGACTTATCTTTAAAGAAGAGTATGGCGTATACAACACAAGCTGGCCCAGTTCCTGTAGGGCAAATCACAGCAACATTAAATATTAAGTGTAATGACTAAAATTGAAAGACCTACTTCTGGACGTCTCATCTCTCAACCTTAATAACGTAATGTGAGTTATCTAGCATACTGTACTTAGGCATAAGAAGCCCCGCTGATATACTTGTTATTGGCGGGGCTTTCATTTTTTAAGCTCATTGAAAGGTGAGCTTTTAGGTTTTCTTTGCTATATTGTTTGTTAATTTCAACCAATCAATTATCAAAAAAATGAAATCAATCTATATTGCTTTTCTATCAATGAGTTTAACCGCTTGCATGTCACTTCCCAAAAGTCCTCAAGAGCTGCAAAATATGGGATCTGCAAAAGACCAGTTTATAGTTAATAAAGATTTGACGTCAGTTGAGGGAAATTTAGAGAAATTTTTGAATAAATGCTATAACAGTAAAAATAGAGCAAAACTAGTATTGAACCATGCACAGATAGGCCCTGAAATGGGGTTTGAAAAATCTAAAGCAAATGATCAGGTTAGCTATTCGGTTTACATGGGGGTTGACCCAAAGCTATACAGTTTGGGTATAAAAATTAATAAACTAGATGAATCTGATAGCCTAAAAATTGATGTGGTTGCTGCAACTGTTATGTGGAAAAGGATTTTCCCAAAACTCGAGAGAGCGGCTAATGGAAGTGATGAAAGTTGCCCAATGTAATTTAAAGATAATAAACACCTCCTTCGGGAGGTTTTTTATACCATTTAAACCTGTATTGCGACTCAATAATGCAAGAAAAGTTGAAAGTATTCTGATAGATTAGTATTTCCAAAAAATTATCTCTGCATATGTTTATTGAATTTAAAGATCTAAAGAAAAAAAGAAATATCGCTTTCATAAGCGTTATTTTACTTGGTTGGGGTCTTATACATCTTATGATCAATAGCAAAGGTAATATTCAGCGAGTTGAATCAGTCATATATACAGACCAAACAATATATGAAAAGTTTGGGAAGATTGAAGATTATTCTATTAGAGGGGCTGGTGATAGAGGCTATAACAAAGATATACAACTAATTTATTCTTATAAGGTTGATATCTTTGGCGAGAAAAACAAAGGTGTGATTGAATTTGATATGTATAAAGATCAAAAGCAACAAAAATATTTATACATTCTTAAAATTAGAAAGATTGGTTCTACAAGCTGGCGTTTAAGAATCGGAAAAGGTTGATCTAAAGCATGAATTCACGAGGGTGATTTAATCGCTCTTCACAAGAAAGCTGGAGCGTAAGAAAAACCACGAAATACGCCGTCGCTTAAGGCTAAGCAAAACCTTTAAGGACTGAAAAAATCACTAAAAGAATATGATTAGAAGTGATATATTTTTTGTAAAAGTTATATGAAATTTATGCATTATGATGATTTTTAATGAGCGTATGCACTTGATGGTTAAAGTACTATTATTTTTTATAAGTTTAGTAGTTATTAGTCCTGTATGCAGTGCCGATGATTTTTTCGGCAAAAAACCATCTATCTTAATTGCTAAAGATGAAGATATTCATAATAAGAATAACAGCAGTGAGAATGTAGATTTTTTTGAGCTATCAAATCAACTAAAAATGAAATGGGCAAATCATAATTTTAATCAAGCTGCGCAAGGTTATAGAGATCCATTTCAAACATCGGGTATGAGCGCTTATGACAAAGCTCGATACTCTAACCAAAATAAGTCTTTAGATAATAAAAGTTATTCAAAGATCAAGGAGTCTACACCTGATAGACGAGTCATTTCAGAAGAAGAATATCAACAGCATATGAAGCAATATAGGAAAAAGGAAATTGATGATAGAGATTTACTATACTTATTAGACAAATAATATCAAAGGTAGGATGTCAACAGCTAGTTGAACAACAATAAAATAGTTTGGTGAAATTGATTGATAAAAAATAAGCCCACTTAGGTGGGTTTTTTAATGGGTGAAATTTATGGAAACGGCAAAATATTTCGAGCTCACAAGGAAACATCCAACCAAAACTAAACCCAAAAGCAGACCACTTCCGAAAGCCAAACAATCCTATTTAGATACATTTGAAGATCTGGAACGTGCTTTACAAATATTAGAGATTAAGTACGAAAAGCTTTTTCAGTTTAAATCAACAAAACACTGGCGTTACGACTTTCACCTTATTGAGGATAGGATCTTAATTGAGATTTCTGGTGGTCCTTGGTCTGGTGGCCGTAAAGGTAAATTGGCAAATAAAGCTTGGAGTCTGGATAAATATGATCAGGCTTGGGAAAAGGGTTACACCGTTGTAAGGATTGAATCATCTAGCCGATACAAGATTGATGAATCAAGACCAACGCAGATTGAAGCAAGCTACGCAGACCAGTGGCTTAAAAGTATAAAGAGGCAGAAATTTAATGAGCCAGATCAGACCATTTCCACCAACGGAATTGATGGATAAAGCAGAAGAGGATGAGGCGATCCGTTTAGCACCGGCACCAGACCTAATGCAGTGGGTAATTGATAATTTCCTAACAATTGGTGGACCACTACATAATCCAGACCATGATCATATTGCTGAACTCATCCATGACAGTGAAGAGTTTCTGGCGTTTGCTTGGGCATCATCTGCTTGTGTAGCCAAAAAGCGTATGGTCCTCGGCCAGTGTGAAAAGGTGATGTTCAACCAAGGCGGCTGGCGTAAAGCTCGACAAGAGCAGCAGATGCGAGACTGGTTTGGTTATGTGCCAGTTTACCTCATCACTATTGATGCCAGTTTTTGCGAACAAGCTTCAGATCGGGACTTTTGTGCATTAATCGAACATGAGCTCTACCATATTGGAGTGGAGCGAGATCCCGAAGATGGTGAGCCTCTCTACAGCGATATGACAGGCCTGCCTAAACATTATCTTGCTGGCCATGACGTTGAAGAGTTTGTGGGTGTCGTTAAACGATGGGGAGCAAGCGAAGACGTGAAGCGACTTGTTGAAGTGGCGAAGCAAACGCCGTTTGTAAACGATGTAAATATTTCCAGATGCTGTGGTACTTGCATAATCAGTTGAGCCTTTTGGCTCATTTTTTTTATCTATTTTGCTTTACGTAGCTTTACGAAGAGGTAGGTATGGCGGCACTTAAAGAGCCTGTTAAAATCTTTATAGTTCAGTCGCTTGCTTGCATGGAAACACCTCAACAGGTAGCGGATGCTGTAAAGCAAGAATTTAACATTGAAATTGAGCGACAACAGGTAGCTCTCTACGATCCAACAAAAGCAACAGGGAAAAATCTAAGCAAGAAACTGAAAATCTTGTTCGAAAAGACACGTGAAGATTTTAGGAACAATGTTTTTGATATTCCACTGGCCAATAAGTCATTTCGTATTAATGAACTGCAAAAGATGTATGACACAACCAGGAACAAGGTCACTAAGCAGAACATTATTAAGCAGGTAAAGGATGAAATGCATGGTCATTCAGCACAGTTGCTGGATCTTGCATTAAAACAGCTTGAGATTGAAAAAATCAGGAATGGTGACGGCGAAGGTGCTGACGATCCAACACCAGTAAAAGTAACCATACAAGTTGTAGATGCGAGTAAGAAAGATGCCGAATATCAATCCGACACTGAATGTGCCTCAGGCTAATTTTTTACAGATGGAGAAGAAGTTCCGTGCTTTTGTTGCTGGGTTTGGTTCGGGAAAGACTTGGGTAGGATGCTCAAGCTTATGCAATAAAGCATGGGAGTTTCCCAAAGTTCCATTGGGTTACTTTGCACCGACTTACCCGCAGATCCGTGACATCTTCTTTCCTACAATTGATGAAGTCGCATTTGACTGGGGGCTTAAAACCAAGGTTTATGAAACCAATAAGGAAGTCGATATTTATTATGGCCGTCAGTATAGAACTACAATCATATGTCGCTCTATGGAAAAGCCCGCAACGATTGTCGGTTTCAAGATTGGTCATGCGCTAATTGATGAGCTTGATGTTATGGCAATGCTTAAGGCGCAGCAGTCATGGCGTAAGATCATTGCACGTATGCGATACAAACAAGCGGGTTTGCTAAATGGTATTGATGTTGCCACCACACCTGAAGGCTTTAAGTTCACTTATGAGCAATTTGTAAAAGAAGCCAATTCAACACCAGCTAAGCGGGCACTGTATGGAATGATTCAGGCTTCAACCTATGACAATGAAGCCAATCTGCCAGATGATTATATTTCATCGTTGTACGAGTCTTATCCGCCACAATTGATTTCAGCTTATCTGAAAGGGCAATTCGTAAACTTAACCAGTGGTGCTGTATATCCAGACTTTGATCGGGTTCTCAATCATACGGATGAGGAAATTAACCCGAATGAACCTTTACTCATCGGGATGGACTTTAACGTACTGAAAATGGCCGCCGTGGTTTATGTCATTAGAGAAGGTCATCCCCGTGCATTAGATGAACTGGTGGGAGTGAGAGACACACCGACTATGTGTTATCTGATCAAGGAGCGTTTCCCAGAGCATGACATTACAGTGATACCAGATGCCTCAGGTCAAGCGACTTCTTCCAAAGGCTTTAGTGAGTCAGATCATGCAATTCTTAAAAGGAATGGTTTTAAGGTGGAAGTGAACGGCGTTAACCCTGGCATTAAAGACCGGATCAATGCTGTGAATGCCCAGATCCTGAATGCAGAGGGTGAGCGGACTTTAAAAGTAAATACCAATAAATGTCCAAACTTCACTGCAACTTTAGAACAGCAAATTTACGACTCATTTGGAATGCCTGATAAAAGTGCTGGTCTGGATCACGTGGGTGATGCAGGCGGTTATCCGATAGCCAAGCGATTTCCAATCATTATCCAGAAAGTATTTAAACGGCGTCGTATCGGCGGTATGTCTTATTAACCAACGCACCTTTTACAGGTGCTTTTTTTATGGTGTTTTTATGGCAGTTACTGATAAACATCCGCAGTATATTGCTGCACAAAAAAGCTGGCAGATGATGCGTGATGCCATTGCTGGTGAAGAACAGATCAAGCAGGCGACTATTCGTTATTTGCCTAAATCAGCGGGCATGATCGAGGCTGAGAAGCAGGGTGATACTACAGGTGAGATCTATAAGGCTTATGTGAACCGAGCTCAGTATCCATTATGGGTTCAGGATTCATTACGGACCATGATTGGTCTAGTCTCCAAACTTGAGCCAGATATCGTGATTGAAAGTTCTTTGCTTAAAGGGCTGATCAATAACGCAACCAATGACGGTTTTGGGCTTAAGCAGCTGTTTATCCGCGTATGTGTAGAACTACTGGAATGTGGGCGCTGTGGCTTATTGGTGGACGTAGATGGTGACGGCGTACCTTACTTTGCAATGTATGACGCGTTATCAATCATTAACTGGAAAGAGAACAGCATTGGTGGCCGTAAGGATCTCAAGCTGTTGGTGCTCGAGGAGCAGTTTGATAATAGCGAAGATGAGTTTGGCCACGAAACCAAAATTGTGCACCGTGTCTTATCTATGCAGGATGGTGCTTTAACGGTTCGGTTATTTGATGGGGCTTTACCTGAAGATAAAACGCCAGATCTAGGCGGTAACCAGCTTTCTTTTACGCCGTTTGTATTCTGCGGTACCACAGACAATTCACCGCATGTCGGATCGGTACCACTATTAACCATGGCCAAAGCTGCTTTGAAGTATTACCAATTGAGTGCGGATTATTACCAGTCCTTGCACCATACAGCGCATCCTCAACCTTGGATTAGTGGTTTAGATGAAGGAACCGATATTAGTGTGACTGGAGTCATGGCCGTTTGGGATCTACCAAAGGATTCAACCTGCGGATATTTAGAAATTTCGGGTGATGGGATTGATATGACCAAGAAGGAAATGGATGCCCAAAAGAATGCAGCACTTGAAGCTGGTGCCAAAGTGATTGATACCAATGCTCAGGAATCAGGTGAAGCCCGCCGTGCACGTCAGGATGATCAGCATGCCAGCTTACACAGCATTGTGATGTGTGCTGCTGAAGCTATTGAACAAGCTCTTAAGTATGCGGCTCAGTGGTTGAAGCTGGATCCTTCAAAATACTCATTTACTGTTAAGCCTGAGTTTGTTGTTCAAGTAACGGATCTCAATCTGGCCAAACAGCTTTTTGAAGGTGCACTACAAGGTAAAAACTCATTTAGAACATATTGGGAATATATCGCTACGGGTAAATTGCCATCACATGATTATCAGGATGAGTTGCTACGTGTTGAAGAAGAGCGGGATAGCCTGCCGTTATAAGGGGGCTAAATGGCTTCAAATGATCATAAAAATCTGATTGAGGTACTGACTCAGCACCAAGCTTATTTATATAGAGTCTCATCTCAATCGGTGAATGAATTAACCAGGTTATTTAATTCTGAATCAGAACAGATGCTGTCTAAGCTTCGGGATCTGCTGGATGAGTTAAGTGATGCTGAGAAGGTGGCCTTAGCTGGTGGCCAATACACTACAATCAACCTAAAAGAGATCCGTGATCTCATTTCACAGTGGTTCACCAGTTTAAGTACTTCTATTCCTGAAGTATTTGCTGTTTCCGCTACAGCACTTGCCGTATATGAAGCGAAATATACGGCCAAGCTGTACGGGGGCAAGATCAAAAAGCCAAACGGAAATAAGCTTTATTCTTCAGCGAAGAAAACGCCGTTAATTGGCGGTGCATTGGTTGATGAGTTGCTTTCCAAAATTGCTACAAGTGCTCGGCAGAAAGTTGAATATGCGATTCGCGACGGGATCAGCAGCGGCAAAACCAATCAGGAAATAATCCAGCGGATCCGTGGTACCAAGCGCCAGAATTATGATGATGGCATTCTAAATGCCAGTAAGTCTGATATCGAGCGTACGGTGAGAACAGTACGCAGCCATGTAGCGAATCAGGCGTATTTAGAAAGTTTTAAGCAGCTCGGTTTTGAATACGTAAAGCTGGTGGCTACGTTAGACGGTCGAACAACAAAGCTCTGTGCGTTTCTGGATGGCAAGGTCTGGAAAATTGGTGATCCTGAAATACGTATACCTCCACTTCATCCAAACTGTAGATCAATTCTTGTACCAGTTGATAAAGATGGTCTGTTAATCGGTGAGCGTCCTTTTGTGATGGATGAGCGCAAAGTTAAGGACATTCCAAAAGATGAACGCGAGCAGTTGATCGGCCAGATTGATGCCAATACAAAATTCAAAGAGTTTTTCAAAAAAACAGATGATTTCTTTCAAAAGGAATGGCTAGGGCCTAAGCGCTTTAAGCTCTATAAGGAAGGTAAGTTTGATTTTGATAAGTTCTTTGATCCTGAGGGTGAGCTTTACACACTGGAACATCTTAGGAAACTAGATGGGCTAAAATTTAAGGAGCTTGGAATTTAACAAACGTAGAGGTAGTTACTATGTTAAAGGTATCAATTTGCGAATGCAGGACGCGCAAGGAAGAATTAGAAAAGGCTTTAACTAGTCAGATTGCAGAATTGGTCAATAAGTTTGAAATCGAAACAGGGGTAAATATTCGTGATATTTACCTGAATTTTACTGATGTGTCTGAGATTGATAGGCCTGATAGATATGTGTTTACGAGCGTGACAGTCAAAACGCAAGAATCTGATTAATGTTTTAAATGAAAATGGTGATCTTTATTTGCTGTTAGCTCAGCTTTAATATCTCCATTCATCTGTTTTTTCTAAATTTTAATTCTCTATCGCTATAATCCCAACGACGTAAATCAAAGTACTTATTTGATTTTACAAAGATTCGTTTTTGTTATCTGGGGAATGACATTAGCTAATGAATAAAACGTACATTATTCTGGGTATAAGTTTTATATTCATGTTTGGGGTTATATGGAAATCTAATCACGATAGGTTGAATAGGGAGCTAGAGAAGCAAGAGCAATTTCAACAACACACGCAAAAAATGGCTGAGATGGAAGTAGAGCAACAAGTAAAATTGCAACAAGAGGCAGCGGAGAAAACCAAGAGAGATCAGCAGCGTGCAATTGACAATGAGAATGCTAGACTTGAGACAGAAAGATTCGAACGTGAAATGAAAGAACAAGAACTTGCTAGATCTAGAGAATATGCTAGTTCAAATGAAGAAGAGGACCCGTTAAGGCATATTTATGATTAGGGTTATTCATCCTATGAATGGTTTAGAAGTTCAGCTTATATCTTATTAAACAACATTCACTATTTTTCTATGCGAAGCCGACTTTAACAATGTCGGCTTTTTTGCGCTGAAATAATCACAACTCCTTACGTACCGCCTTCGGGCGGTTTTTTATTGCCTTGAGATAAGGCTCAACTTAATCAAACGAGAGGTTTGAACATGTCATTGACATTTATTGTGGATTCACTGGACCAGATCAAAGAAGAACATCGTGGTTTGTATGTTGAGGAGAACGGGAAATTTCGCCTTGACCTTGAAGGCTACGAAGATCCCAAAGGTTTGAAGTCTGCACTACAAAGCGAACGTGATGCCGCTAAGACAGCACAATGCGAATTACAACGCCTACAGAAACAGTTCGAAGGGATTGACCCTGAAACCGTTAAAAAGTTATTTGCCCAACTGGAGCTTGATGAAGATGCAAAGTTAATTGCTGAGGGCAAGGTGGGTGAAGTCATCCAGAAGCGTACCGAGAAGATGCGTGAACAACATGACAAATTATTGACTGCTGAAAAAGAACGTGCGGATAAGGCTGAAGCCTATGCCAATAAGTTTAAACAATCCGTGGTTCAAAGCCAGATTGTACAGGCTGCTCTTGAACTTGAAGCATTACCAGAAGCAACTGTTGATATCGCATTCCTAGCCCAGTCTAAATTTGTACTTGATGACGATGGTAAGGCCATCGCAGTTGATACGAACGGCGATGTCATCATTGGTAAAGATGGCAAGACGCCATTATCACCAAAGGAATGGGTTGAAACCTTGCGTGAGCAAAAACCTTACTTTTGGCCAAAAGCAAATGGATCGGGTTCACCTGGCAGTACTAATACCAAAGCTCAAGTCGACATCACCAAAGCTGATGGTTCAGTAAACCTTACTAAATTAGCCCAATTACGAAATGAAAATCCGCAGTTAGCCAAAGAACTTGCTGCAAAACACGGTATTAAACTTTAATTAAGGAGAAGGCCAAATGGCTGAAACAAAAATTGCTGATGTAATCGTTCCAGAATTATTCACTCAGTATGTTCTAAACAAAACTACCCAGAAGTCTGCTTTATGGCAGTCAGGCATTGTCGGTGAGCTGGATGTTGAAGTGGCATTTGGTACTCAAGGTGGTTCTACCGTAAATATCCCATTCTGGAATGATCTGGATGGTGAGTCTGAAGTTCTTTCAGATAGTCGTGCTTTAACTGTAAATAACATTGCAGCAGGTCAGGATATTGCGATTTTACATGCCCGTGGTAAAGCATGGGGTGCCAATGACTTAGCCAAGGCATTGTCTGGTGATGATCCATTGGGTGCGATTGGTGATCTTGTTGCAGATTATTGGGCTCGTGAATTTCAGGGCTTTACAGTGAATACGCTTAAAGGTGTGTTTGGTTCTGACAGTATGGCCAGTAATATCCACGATATTTCAGCGGGTGCAGGCGCTGCTGCGGTGATTGACGGAGTTTCTTTTATCGATGCGTCTTATAAGTTGGGTGATGCTGTTGATAAATTAACTGCAATTGCTATGCACTCAGCAACGATGGCTGCATTGGCGAAACAAGGTCTGATTGAAACTGTACGTGATGCAGATGGTGTTGTGCTTTATAAAACTTTTATGGATCGCCGTGTCATTGTTGATGATGGTATGCCAGTTGAAGGTGATGTATTTACTTCATTCCTGTTTGGCCAAGGTGCAATTGGCTTCCAGGATATCGGTGCACCAGTAGGCGTGGAAACAGATCGTGACAGCTTGGCTGGTTCCGACATTCTAATTAACCGCCGTCACTTTGTACTGCATCCTCGTGGTATTAAATGGGCTGGAGCAATGGGTATTGCACCGAACAATGGCGGTCTTTCGACAGAAAGTAACTGGGAGCGCGTATACGATCCAAAGCAGATTCGTATTGTGGCATTCAAACATAAGGTCAAATAACGAAAAGGCGGGTAATCCCGCCTTAATTTTTTTGGAGATCCTTACATGGGACTTTCATCATTTAACCGAGCACGGGAACGACAAATGACACAAGAAAAAGTGAACGAACTTGAAGAACAACTAGCAGGCGTGAAAGGTGAGTTTATTGCATTCAAAAATGATCCTGATGCAATGAAGGCGCGTATTGCTGAGCTGGAAGCAGGTGCAAGTGCAGGTGATCAGAATCCAACGGGTGTAGGTGATAACCAGCCGCAAAATGATCAGCAGACTGGTGATGATCAGGAACAGGATAAGCCTGTTGATTATTCATCACTCAAGGTTGATGAAATCAAAGCTGTATTGACCGAAAAAGGCATTTCATTTGACGGCGTTACCCGTAAAGACGACTTGCTTGCACTTATCCCACAAGAGTCAAAGGAATAATCCATGAGCTTTATCACTGAACAAGAAGCGATTGAACATGTACAAGGCTTTGATGCTTTATCTGCCAGTGATAAGGCTGATTATTTGCAAAAATCCGAAGTCTATCTGATCGCCCGAAATGTGAAACCTTATGAAGATGTAACATTAGTGCCTAAGGCATTAAAGTTGGCTTCATACGAAATCATTAAGGGCATCATGAAAGGTGAGCTGTACCAAGGACAGGAACAGGCCTTAAAACGTAAAAAGGTTAAGGCTGATACGGTGGAATCAGAAAAGGAATATCAGGATGGATCAGTAAAGCTGAATGCAACTGAGCAATACATTCTGGATCTGATTAAGCCATTTAACAAGCGTTCTTCAGTCTTCTTTATCCGGAGGATCTAATGGGTTTACGGGACGAGCTGCAGGCAGACATTGCTGAGGCGTTTAATGAAGATTTGGCCGATGCCGTTCAATCCTTTTCGTGTGAGCGGATCATCAAATCTGATTGGGATCCTCTGACCGAAACGCATAAAACGATTAAAGAGAACTATTCTGGCCGTGGAGTGCTATTTGGTTCATACAATCAATACGAGATCCAGATGCTTGGAGTCTTGGCCACCGATAAAAAGGCGGTTGTTCTGCAGAAGGAAGTAACCATGACACCGCAAATTGATGATGAGTGGTTTACACCACTGGGTAAGTTTCGAGTCATGCATATTCAACAGGATCCAGCTGAAACAATCTGGAAATGTCAGTTGAGAAAGGTGTAAATGAAATTTGAATTAGATAGGAGTTATTGATTACTATCTATATTATTTTTAATGGATATTCTAATGGTTAAGGCTCCAATTTATAGACGGTTTAAACTACTATCAGATCAATTTGAGGAAGTTAATGGGAGATCACCAACTATACTCTTAATTGGTGAAGCTACATTAATGGACCTGAAATATGAAATTTATGCCAATAAATCTGATTACTTTATGAATAATTTATTAAGTGATAATGATCGTAAATATCATGGACTCAGAATTCAGTTATCTGATGAGCCTACTTGCTTTGAATTGAAATGAATGAAACCCACTTCGGTGGGTTTTTTATTGGAGGAAAAATGACTTGGACAGTTTATAAATTTCACGACAGTGTTCAGGTGGTACCTGATGATGATCTGAAACCACACACACTTTTCCACTGCGAATGCCATCCCGATTTTAAGGATGGCATTTTTATTCACTATTCATTTGATGGGCGTGAGAACTATGAAACGCCTTTGCCAAGTTAGTGAGGATCCATGGTAAATACAAACTATGTGCCTGAATGGTATATGTCACCATTTCAGCATATCCAATATACGCTGGCCCGCAATCAACTTCATATGGATCTGTTATTTGATGACATGCAAGAGTCTGATCAGTTTCTCTCAATCGAGGGAGCAGCTGCACAAGTTGATTATTATCAGGAAGGGACTTATGCGGTCGTTCAACTTGGCGATACCTCAGGGCGAGTTCTCATTGAAGTATATGGGCTGCTTTTGCATGAAGCGGTGCACATCTGGCAGCGAGTTAAAAAACTTATGGGTGAGCGTGAACCAAGTACTGAATTTGAAGCCTATTCAATTCAAGCGATCGCTCAAGATCTTTTTGAGATGTATGAAGCAAGTGAGGTGAAGGATGGCATGGAAGGGCAAAAAGCCGACTGAATTCGCCGTGCAGGTTGTCAGTGATTCAGAAGCGCATGTAAAAAATATCGTTATGGATACCGTTCAATCCTTGGTTGTTTCCAGTCCAGTCGACACAGGCACTTATCGTGCTTCTCACATAGTCTCTATTGGATCTGTTGACATGGGTGTTCGTGAACCTGAGGTAAATGCCAATCAGGATGCTGCAATCCAAGCCGTTAAAATCAAGCTGGGTAATCTGGTTTATATCCAGAACAATTTACCTTATGCAGAACGTCTGGAAAATGGTTGGTCTGATCAAGCGCCACAGGGAATCTATAGCACCACGTTTAACTTTATCTCTCAAAAGTACGGTGGCTAAAATGGCAATGACATTAGAGCAGGCAAGACAAGCCATCATTGCTCGCATGCAGGGCTTCACTGGTATCGATCAAGTGCGAATCCAGTATCCCAATGCGCCAGAATTTAAAGTGCCTGAAATTGGCGTGTGGTGTCGTTTAACGATTGTGGGTGGATCAAGCTTTATTTCAGGTATTGCTGACAAGCCTTGTACACGGCGAACCGGCAATATCATCATTCAATGCTTTGACCGACTGCATACTGGAGAGAAAACAATTACTGAGCTCAGTGATGCATTGCTCGCTCATTTCGAGTATTTCAGTATTGAGCATCTTGAGTGTTTGCAAGGACAAGCAATCAATGCTGGCAAGGATAGCGATTTCATCCAGTACAACGTAACGATCGGCTATAAAATCAATTAAACCAGTTTAAATATTTTTAACCCCTTACCACCTCATCGGTGGTTTTTTTATGTCTATAGGAATCACTTATGAGCAATTTTGTTTTTAAGCGCGGTGACACCTTTAACCTGAATCTGCAGCTTGTCGATATGGACGAGGCTCTGCAATTTCCACCGGATGATGTACGTCGTGCGATTAACCTAACCGGTTATGCTTTTACATCTCAGGTGAAAGCTTTGAGTGACGGTGCTGCTGTTGCCACCTTAACCTGTACCGCCTTAAACCAGACGAATCAAAAGGGCTGGTTGAATGTGAAGTCAGGTACCAGCACAGCAGCATGGCCATTGGGACTAGTACATATGGATATTAAAGCGGTGGTAGGCGGCGTAATTCAACATACTGAAACTTTAACGTTTCAGATCATTGATGGAGTGACGGCTTAATATGGCAAATCTTATTTTTAAATTTAACTGGGATCACCGACCTTTTCCCTACAATACAGGCCAGGGTAAGCGCCAATTCACATTGCCATTTGCCTCAGGCATTCCAAATCTGACACCTGATATTTCGCAAGTACAAGGTGCGGGTACAGCAGCAAAAGCAAATCTTGGTGCAGAAGGTAATAATGTTCCTGTGGCGAAAGATGCTTTTAAAGCTGCTCATTTTAATCCAGTTGATGTCTATTGGTCTGGTACTGGAGCAAATCCGCCCCCATCTCCATTTGCAGATCTTAATGAAGTGCCTACTGGTACCCGAGTATTACTTCCCAGAACCATTGGTGATATAGCGAATAGACCTACGGGGTTGCAAGCTAGTTTATTCTATTTAGAAACGAAAGGTACTTTTTCGACTGGGGGTGGCCGGTTACAGATTGCATATTCTTATGGAAGCTTTTCTGACTTTGCTGTGAGAACTGCAGCTTCAGATAATAATTACACACCTTGGCGATACTGTGTCACAGCAGCCTCACCAATAATAATTGGAACTGCAGCTAGTGGTGATTTAACAAATTCAAATAGAGACAGTACTCAAGGGCGTGTTTTAAGAGTAGGTGATTTTGGATTAGGAGGTAACGCTCTAAATTTTGGTGGAGCATATGCCACAACAATAGCGGTCGATAATGATCAACAATGTGGTTTTATTTCTAAAGGCTCGACAGCTGCCGTTGGATATGGGGGTGGCTGGGGGGTAAAAGTCGGTAATTCATATCGAGCCATGTATATTGGATCGACCAGTTCTTTGACTCATTCAAGGCGTGCTCTTATCGTCTCTATTCCAAATACTACACTTTCCCCAGATGAACAGGTAGCAGCTGCTCAAGTGATGGAAATTCTTCATTCGATGAATACTCAAACTGATTCAAATGGTTTTATTAAAGCAGCTTCACCTGTCGTTGATCTTTATGCTGAATCAATTGAGCCAAACAGTGAAGCCAAAGAGCAAGATATTAAATTTTTCCGTAATGATGTAGGTTGCTATCTCTTGCAAGGAACTACAGGATTTGCAGAGGAAGGCTGGTATATCGAAGTTCCAAAGGATGCTAAAGGAAACATTCTTGTAAGTGTGGAATATGAGACATTAGAAAATGGCGATATCTCCATTAAAACCTACAAGAAAAAATTTGATTTTGAGACTGCTTCGATTGTTTCTGATCTGGATAATCCAATGGATATCCCTGAAGGACGGTTTATCAGTATTCGCTTAAACAGTCTGCCAGCACCAGAATACGAACCAGATTTAGATAATGAACCTGAGTTTGATCCAGCTGATACTAAACCACCAGTAGAGTTTCAGCCTACAAATTTAGCGCAAGCCGTAGCAGCTGCTATGGAAGGCTTAGAGCCACCAGAGATCCAGAACGAACCTTCTAACGAATCACTTTAACAACCCGCTTAAACAGCGGGTTTTTTAATGCCTAAATTTTGGAGAACAATAAATGAGTTCAGGCGCAAAAATCCGGTTATATGCTTGTGAAGAAGCAGTACTCGGTACAACTCCAGCAAATCCAGTGTGGTACACCGTTCGCCGTGTATCAGATGGATTATCAGAAAACGTTTCTACTGAACAAAGCAATGAAGTGGTGGATTCACGTTTTCGTCAAGGTGCATCAGTTACTGAAGCTGAGGTGACTGGCCAACTGGAATTTGAATTATCACTTGGGACCTTTGACTTATTCCTGAGTGTGCTGGCCTTTAATAACTGGGCCGCTAATTCGTTAAGTTTTGGCGGTGGCGTACGTAAGTCTCTAACCTTGGTAAAAGTCTATGAAGATGTTAGCCAGGTATTTATCTATCGTGGTGTACAGGTCAACACGGGTGAAATCACCATTCAGACCACAGGAAAGATCACAGGTAACTTTGGTCTGGTCGGTAGCTTTTTTACCCGTCAGCAAGTCAATCCAGTGACCAATCCGGTACCAGCTTCAAGCCGTCCAGTGGTCAGCATGCCAAATGTTGAAAAATTACTGATCAATGGTCAGTCGATTCAAGGTAAGGCTTGTTTGCAGACACTCACCATTAACTTTAATAACAACCTTGAGGCAATCCGTTGTATTGGATCTGGTAAATACACGCCAGAGTTCTACTTAGAGAAAATGATGGATATTGGTGTAAACGGTAATTTCATGTTCTCGGCGACATCTGCCGCATGGATTGATGCAATCAAAACCCGTGACGTGTTTACCTTGGGATTCGATATCACGGACAACAAAGGCAGCAAGTACTCTTTGAATTTTCCTCAGCTGGAAGTCATGGAAGCCAATCATCCAGACGGCGGTGGTGATGACATTATCACGGTAGATATCAACTTTGCCCAGGTACGTACCAGCCCAACCATTGTACGTGCGTTGTTGTAATAAGCGCGTACACAAGTATTCATCTAATTAAAACCAAGCCTGTGCAGTGTCATGGGCTTTTTTTATTGCTTAAATTTCAGAGGTCGTTATGGCGTTAAAAGTCGGTATTGTACAAAGTTCAGAGGCATCTAAATGGTGCCAGTTCAAAAATGCTGAAGGAGAGGTTCAGGCTGAATTCAAGATCCGTGGTATTGCCTATAAACCGTTTCAGGTCGCGATCGAACGTGCTGGGAATCAGATCACGTCCAAAGGCTATGACGTTATGGCCATAGATCCAGCTGACAAGCTTTATCATGAGTTATTGATGGATGCCTGTGCTGCGCATCTGATTGAAGACTGGAAGGGCGTATTCTTCGCTGAGGTAGTGAACGGTAAAACGGTTGAGACTGATATGCCATATACAGCCGAGAACGCATCCAAGCTATTTAACCTTGGTGACATCGGTGTGGCCATCTGGTTATTCATTAAAACTGAAGCTCAGAAGATTCAGGAAAATGCGGATAAGGACAAGGCCGTTATTCTGGGAAAGTCATTGAGCTCTACAAGTACCAAAAAACCTATGCGTCGAAAACGCCGCACGAAATTGAACAAATCAAATTCTTAGGCGGTCATATTCCTGAACCACCAGAATCATCCTATGCGGCTGAATCAATTCTACTTGCCTTCAGCACGATTTGCAGATCCAGACGATATGAGCAGGGTATGCCGTTATCAATAGACCAGCAGGCCATCAATGTTTATGCCGAGCATAATGATGTGCCCGTTGGTCCACATATATTTAACGACTGCATCTTTGCTTTGGACGATCTTTTTCTGGAAGAAGCCTATAAAAAGGTGAAGGCCAAAAGTGACAGTGGTCGGGCTAAATGATGCTTTTATCGTGATTTGAATCACTATTTTCGCTAAAATATGTGATAATTCACGTAAGTTTTAAGGGGTTGAAAAATATGGATATTGTTAAATTCTTAAAAAGCTTTAATACGATTGGGTTCTATCTAACTCTAGCCTGTATTTTGCTGGTAGTTCTTATTTTGTATTTCTATTTTATCAATCCTCTTTGATTGCATGCCACCTTCGGGTGGTTTTTTAGTACTTATATTTCAATGTAAGAAAACTTTAGCTACATTCTAATCATCATTGAAACAATTGAATTACAACGGAATTAACAAGAGTTACAGTTGATTTGGTATAAAAATTATAAATAAAAAGGATTGATAATCATGCTAATCAAAATAGATTCCGAAAACTTTATTAATCCAGCACATATCGTTGCTGTTTCTACGTTTACATCACCTGACGGAATGGTAAGGATTACGATTGATACTGTGCCTTCTGCAAGTGGTCATGGTTCTTACCAGGTAATCACGATGAATGAAGAAGAGGCTACACGATTTATAAAGCAATTATCAGAAAATTAAAGTATTCCGCACAAGATTATTTGATATGAATGAACCCGCCGTGTGCGGGTTTTTTAATGACTTTATTTTAATCGTTTGTTAAATTACACCTGCTTTAGAGGATGTTTTTATGAATAAAATTATTATTGGTGTTATATCTTTATTGTTTGCATTTACTGTAAGCGCTGAATCACGAATTGAAAAACAAGAAACTAAAAAGTTTCCAACAATGAAACAATGTATCAACTGGTTGGATTCTAAATTCCCCAATAAACAATGGCATAATGGCAAGGGGATGCCATGGGATTTAGCAGAAGATACACCACGTATCGTTTTTGGAGCAACATATTTGATTAACAATAAAAATAATAAACTAACTCATCCTGTAGCTTTAAGTTGTGAGTACAAGGAAACAGGAACACAAGGAAATTTTTATGAGGGAAATTACTCTGTATCCAAAGCAAGATAAATTTTTCGATAGAATATTTTGAAATTAAAACCCGCGAAAGCGGGTTTTTTTATATCTGATTAATAACCGCTTTAAGGCGGTTTTTTATTGCCTGAAGGAAAGTAACCATGACACAAGAATCCCGCTTAGTCATTGTAATTGACTCACAAAATGCTGAACGCAACGCTAAAGCCTTGGCTGATGAAATGTCTAGAATTACTGAGCGTGGCGATTCAGCATCACAATCTACAAAAGATATGGGCAAGCAGTTTTCTGTTACCAATAACATTGTTCAGAACTTCAATACAACAGTGAATAATGCCAGCTCTTCTGTGCAAAAAACGGTTGAAGTTACCAAGCAGGCGACTCAGCAGAATCAAAAGTTTTCACAGGAAATTAAAAATACATCGCAGGAGCTGGATAAGCAGGAAAAGTCGATTCACTCCTATGGAACATCGATCAAGGCCTTGGCTGGTTTCATGGTGGGATTGGTAACTGTAAATGAAGCAATTACCAGAGCTGATGGCGCAACTCAAATGGCTGAACGTATTCGTAACGCAACTGATAGTGCTGCTGAGTTTGATCTTGTTCAGAATCGTTTATATGCATCTACAAAAAGCACTTACCGTGCCTTAGGTGAAGCGCAAGAGGTCTATTTAGGTTTAGCTGGTGGGATGAAAGCCCTAGGTTACGCCACGAATGATACCTTGGATGTTTCTGACTCACTATCCTTTTCATTTACGGCAAATGCGGCACGTGCGGATCAGGCGCAATCAGCAATTGATGCATTTTCTAAATCAATGGCCAAAGGCAAAATTGATGCTGATGCATGGATTTCAATTGTCACTGCTGCCGATAATATTATTGCAGATGTGGCTAAAACCACAGGAAAAACTGAGGTTCAGATTAGAGAGCTGGGAGCGACTGGTAAAATCTCTTTAGAAGATCTGATCAAGACACTTAAAGCTACAAGGGATCAGAATCAAGACTTGGCTGATTCAATGGATAATAGTTGGAAAGATGGAATTACCACTTTATCCAATGCTGTTACAAAGAAGCTCGGTGAAATCAATAAGGTTACTGGAGCAACCAATACTGCAGCTGCAAGCTTGGGCTTATTAGCCGATAATATTGATATTGTGATGAGTGCAGCAGCGGCAGGCGGTCTTGCATATTTAACAAAGATCATTATTGCAAAAACTGTTGCTACTGACACTGGAGTTATTTCAACAATCCGCAGTCGACAGGCATCTATTGCCAATGCTCAGGCCGAGGTTACAGAAGCAACGGCAACGCTTAACGCGGCAAAAGCGCATCTTGCTAATGTTCAAGCGACCAATGCAGAAGCACAGGCCAAATACGGCGCGACAGCTGCCGCAGCACGATATGCTCAGGCACAAGCTGCTGTCACTGCTGCTACGAATGCTCAAACAGCAGCTCAAGGACGATTAGCTGCTGTATCTATCAATGCTGGGAGATTGGCAAGTGGAGCATTTGCCTTAATTGGTGGACCAATAGGTGCAATTACCTTAGGTGTCGCTGGTTTGACTGCAGCTTACTCGTATTTCAATGGTAAGGCTGAGGAGGCAACGGCAAAGTTAAAAGAGCAAGCGGAGGCTGCAAAGTTAACTAAAGATGAAATTAAGGCCCTGACTGAGGAGCAGCGTAAAGAGAAGCTTGATGATCTGGCAGCAACACTTGAAGATCAAAACAAGAAGTTGAAGCAACAAGAGCAAGCGGTCGCATCAGCATTAATTGCCATTCAGAACTATGCAGTGGGTAATGTCAAAGTTACCGATATTTCAAATAAGGCTCGACTTGGTACCATTTCATATACGGAAGCGATAGAGCAACTGAAGGATCAGAAAATCCCTTCAGATCTAAGAGATGCATTACTCAATCAAGTTAAAGTCTATGATGAGGCTGCTGAAACTGCCAATAAGACCAAAAAAACATACAGTTTATTTGGGATTGAAGTAACACTTGCAGGCAATAAAGCTGAAAATGCGATCGTCGGACTTGATAAAAATACCAAGTCATTAACTGAAAATGAAAAGGCTGCTTTGGCTGCAAAAGATGCTCAAAAGAAATATGCAGATTCATTATTTGATCGTGATTTTGATGCCCAACTATCACAAAGATTACTTGCCAAGAACTACACTCCAGCTCAAGTAAAGGCATTGTTAGAACTGGCAAACTGGGCACGAAAAAATGGTGTGCAGATTACCACTGAGATGTATCAGGCAGCGTTGAGAGTTCAAGCCATTGAGGAGAAAAATAACCAGGTTATAGAGGCCAAAAATAAAGCACTCAAGGAAACGACAGACGAGCTATCTAAGCAACAGAAGATTCTCTCTGTAAATGCCAAGGTTCAGGCCAATGCCGCAAAGTTTGGTTTTTCTAATATCGAATCTAAATACAGTCTGCCAGCAGGCACACTATCTGCGATTCACATGATCGAATCCAGAGGGAATGCCAAAGCATATAACAAAGACACTGGTGCAACAGGTGGTTTCCAGTTCTTATCTGGTACTGCTAAACAATACGGTGTTGAAGATCGAACTGATCTGGCCCAGTCTGCTGAAGGTGCGGGTAAGTATATGTCTTACCTTCTCAAACTGTTTAAAGGTGATCTTGAGAAGGCTGTACGTGCTTACCATGCTGGTGAGGGCAACGTTCAGAAAGGTAAAGGTATTGGTAAATATAACAATCAATACTGGAAAGACTTTCAGGGCTATATGGCAGGCATCAATGGATATTCAGCTGGTGATATTTCATCAAAAGATTTTTCTAAGATGCTTCAAGATGGCACAAAAATGGCCGAAGAGCAGGCACGTTTAAGGGTTCAACTTGAGAATGAAGTTGCTGATCAGCAAACCAGGATTCGTAATGATCTGGCTCAAAAATTAGAGGAGGTTGATAAAGCCAACTTTAGTCCTGAACGTAAAGCGGAGATTGTTGCCGAACTTAAAGCTCGTGCTGATATTGATATTGCAATCGCTCAACAGGCTTTACGAACCAAACTGGATGATTACAAGGAGTTCCAAAAAACTGAAGCTGAGTTGCTTGAAGAAAGCTTTGCCCGTAAAAAGTTCAATGCTGCCCATGATATTGAACTCAGCAAGGCTGAACAGAAACAGGCTGTTGAACTGCTGGAGCAACAATATCAGCAAGAGCTGGGTTTGATGCAACTGGCACAAGAACAGCGATTGTTCCAGGCTAAATTAGCCTTGTTGTCTGAAACTGAAGCTATGCAGGAACGGTATCGATTAGAACGGGAGGAAATTTTAAAAAATACCAAGCTCAGCATCGAAGAGCGCCAAAAACAGATTACGTTCTCCAAAGCCACACAGGAAAAGGAGATGCGTGACAAGATTACTGGAGCTGTCGACAACTGGGGCGGTATTCAGGCCGACATGAATGGTACCAGTGATTTCTTTAGACAGGATCAGGATCGTTTTAGCCGCCTTGGTGCAGCTCAGGATCTGTTTGATAGTAAGTCAGCAGCGGTTGATTACAATGAGCAGAGTGGTATTGAGGATATCAATTCCAAACTCCAAACCGGTCTTTTATCACAGCAAGACTTTGAGGATCAGAAAACCGCAATCATGCAGGCCGCTCTTGAGCAACGGAATATCATCTACGATGAATATTCTCAGAATGCTCAGGCGATTGAAGATAAGTACCAACAAGATAGATTGAATGCTCAAATTGCTCTCGGTGGGCAAATGATTGGTTCAGTAACATCGATGTTCGGTTCTATGTTTGGTGAACAATCCAAAGCCTATAAGATCATGTTTGCTGCTGATAAAGCCTATGCCATTGCTGCAGCAGGTATTGCGATTCAACAGAATATTGCTCAGGCGGCGAAAATTGGTTTCCCTCAAAACTTGCCATTAATTGCAGGTGCGATTGCTCAAGGTGCCAGCATTATTAGCAATATCCGTGCAATCAAGGATCAAGGCTTTGCTGAAGGTGGTTATACCGGTAAGGGTGGTAAATACGAGGTTGCTGGATCTGTCCATAAGGGCGAGATCGTATGGTCACAGGATGATATTAAACGTTGGGGCGGTGTCAATTTAGTTGAGAGTATGCGTAAGAGTGCGAACCCTGAAGCACTCCTCAATAACAACAACGTTTCAGCTGACAATATTATGCGCCGTGCAATGATGAGCTCTAATGCCTTTATGGAAAGCCAGAAGAATTCAAACATCTTCAATCAATCTGGAGATGGACAGATTATCTATAAGGCGAATCAGACTGCAGAGACTCCAAAGATCTCTACTGGTTCGGATCTGTACCACGATGGCAAAGTGTATTTCTCACCGAATGGTTTAGTTCAGGATCGGTCTAATCTTGAGGATGTCTATGACTTCACTCTGGGCAGATCTGCACGGCCACAGGCTGAGGCCATGGCTTCAGTTCAACCAACAGCGCCTACGATCAACTTTAAAATTGAAGTAGTGAACCAGGTGAAAGGAGCAACTGTCGAAGCAGAGCAACTGGATGAGAGTACAGTCCGGCTTATTGTTAAAGATGAGTTGAAAAAGGAGCTTCCACGCGAGGTGCCGAAGATCGTCAGTGATCAAATTAAGGAACCTAGCTCGCCAATCAGTCGGGCCATTTCAACCAATACGACTGCACGGCGCAATCGTTAACCATGTGTTGCCACCTTTCGAGGTGGCTTTCTTATCTGTCAGGTTAAACATGATTAAATTAAACGACATCTATTGTCGTCTAAATTATATTCGGTATTAAGTTGTATTGATTATTTGCTAATCTCTAGTTTTAAACATATTAAAAAGAGGGGTTTATGCTTGATTGGTTTGAGGGACGATTAGGTCGGGTTACTTATGCATTTAGCGAGTTTCCAGTCCTTAAATGGCGTTCTATATTCTTCGTTTTTTTGATGGTAATGGCGGCAATACTATATCAACCATTTGTAGTTCTTCTTTATAAGTTCAACATTATGGGAATGTATATCTTTCAAGAGCTCATCCAGCAAAATGTAAAGTTAATTCTTTGGGGACAAGGCATTGTTCCGTTAGTAATTGCTGTATGGGGATATTTTGATGTTGTTTCGCTTTATGAAGAAAAACATTTAAAGAAATATAAATGTTTGCCGAAATGGGTGAATTAACCTTGTGGGAGCTTTTATGAGCAAATTAGTAATATTGGAAGAAGAAATTAAAAATCTGGATTCTGGAAAGGAAATGTGGATTGGCAATGATTTTGATTTAAATGAAATGCAGAGTGTAATTCATCTAATTAAAGTTCTTCAAAACAACGGAGAAATTAGAATTGTAGATGAACATTCTGAGTCAATAACTGGAAATCATTTAATTGATATAGTTAGAATTCAAAAACTTTAATTTAAAGCGCCGTCAGGCGCTTTTTTATTGCCTGAAGGAAAGTTATGTACAAGTTAAAACTTAATCCTCAAACGAGCGGCTATGGCGTGACACCAGGTGATGATGTGAAGCGCCAGCAGTTTGATGGTGGACGTGGCCGCTACTACATCGATGTAAAGCGTAATAGCCATATTGTTGATGTGAACTGGAGTTTAAGCAAAACCGACTTCAATAAGATGATGGCTTTCTGGCGGGTTTATCAAAGTCAGCCAGCATCCTTCTATGCGGATCTGGTGATCGATCAAGGCACACGTCAGCAATACCTTTGCAACTTCATGCCAGGTACTTTCAAAACCAATGAGGTCAACGGCAATCTGTACCGGGTCAATGCCCAGCTGGAGGTTGTACAGAATCAGAAGGATTTGGCCGCTGATCAGGCTTTAATTAAAGATTGGGTGGTGTGATGGATCAGGAATACGCAAAGTTCTTTCTAAATCGTACGGTCGACATTTATCAGCTGGAGTGTATCGAGCTGACACATCCGTCTTTCATTAATACCTATCGGGTGGTACGTAATGATGATCAGAGTGTTTATGTCCGGCACAAGGAGAATGACAGCCAGCTGTTCTATGAATATCTGCCTGCCGAGATCCAGCGCTCAGGCATGTTGGGCGATCTGGACCAGTCCTTAACGATTTCAATATCAGGCTTGGGTGATGTGCTGCCGGATGAGTTTGAGCGGGTGATGGAAGGGCAATATCCCGATATTAAGCCAACAGTAAATTACCGGCTTTACAGCTCGGACAATCTCAATGCACCGATGTATTTCCTGCTTGGGCTGCAACTCTCAGGCGTAGCGATGGACCACAAGGCAGTCACATTCAAGGCTGAGTCACCGCGACTGAATACTGCCAAGACTGGCGACATCTTTTCGCTGGATCGCTTCACCGGTCTTAAGGGGGCGTTATGAAAGGGCATGATCATTTACTCGATCGACAATACGATCAGGAAAACTACAACTGTGTTCACTTTGCCCATGAAGCTGCAATGGATCTGTATGGTATAGATCGAGGGGAAGCATTGGAGCTGTTCATGCAACCCAAGGGCAGTATTGAGTTCAAGCCATCCAGAATAAAGCTCTTAAATCCGCTACCCATGCCCAAGGAGGGCTGCATAGTCGCCTTCCACCCAAGACTCAGAAACAAGCCCCCGCATGTGGGGCTTTTTCGTGGGGGTAAGGTTTTGCACCTGATGGAAAGCGGTGTGTCTTATTTATCTGAACAAGTCGTAATGGCAATGGGGTTTAATCGGGTCAGTTACTATGATTAAGATTATTTATAAACAGGATCCTTTATCTGAAAAGAAGGTTGTAGAACGCGCTTCAACCTTAGGGCAATGGCTTACAGCAAAATATGAGTATATGCCTGAGCACCTGCGTATCTTTCACAATCCGAGTGATATGGAGCATGCTGAAATTTCGATGGCCAATGAGGTCACACCGAAAAATGCTCATGACTTGAAGCAGCTCGACTTTCTTCTTGGCACATTCATTGTCATAGAGAATCCAAAGGGGATTCCCGCATTGGTTGCTGCTGTCGTATCGTTAGTTGTCGGTCTCGCTGTAGCGTTGCTGATGCCAACGCCGTCGATCGCACAGACTACTCAGAATAACAACCAGTCCTCATCAGCAAATAACGAGCTTTCAAGCCGTGAGAACAAGATGCGGGTAAATGGCCGTGTTGTGGATCTATTCGGCGCTGCAAACGATACACCTGATCTGGTGGCTGTGCCTTACAAGGTGTACGAGAACAATGTTGAAGTTGAGCATATTGTCGGCTGTATTGGTCGTGGCCACTATCACATCAATGGTGCATATGACGGTGAAACCAATATTGTTGATATTGCTGGTGCATCGATCGAGGTCTATAGCCCTGATGTCGATATTGTTACTGGCAATCCTTATTTTTTCCTTGGTAGTGAAATTACTACGCCACCCTTATCTGTGCAGCAACAAAATTCGGTCAATGGCCAGATCCTGCGCTCTGCAGATACACAGGTACTGGAAGGTACCAATCATCTTAGATTTGGTTATCCCAATGAGATTTTAAGATCTGCATCAAATTTCACGGATCTAACGACCAAGTTTGTCAGTAATGATCGGGTTGAAATCACCAATAGCGGTTTCTGGTTCAATAACCAGTTTTATCATCTGGATGGAGTTTACAGTGTCTTGTCGGTTGCTGATGACCGGATGACCTTATCCAATCCAGCTGCAGTCAATCCGGGTTGGTGGATCCTGAAGGAACTCGCAACCCAGAAAACAGCTGAATTATCGCCACGGATTGCATCGATAGGCGAGAAATGGATAGGGCCTTTTGTTCTCGATAATGTTGAACGTAGCCGTGTGCTGTGTAACTTTGTTGCATCCAATGGGTTGTATGCAATTTATGAAGGGAATAATCAAGGTGCTGTAAACATTACCATTGAGGTAGAGGTGACTCCAGTCAATGTGAATGGTGAACCATTGGGCAATCCAATGTACCAGCGGATCACCATGAAAGGATCTGCAAAGTCACGTCAGACAGTGGGTGTCACACTGGATATGACTACCTTTCAGGGGCGTTGTAGTGTACGTGCACGTCGTGTCACTGGAGCAATCAATGCGCCCAGTGTTATGGATGAGGTGAAATGGCAGGCACTCTATGGTGCGTTTCCATTACAAAGCACACAGTACCACAGTGAAACTGTTTTTCGTGCCAGAACCTATGCCACCACAGGCGCTCTATCGGTTAAGACACGCAAGATCAACTTTGATCTGCAGCGGATGCTACCGACTTATAGAGACGGTGCTATGACAACGGATTTCTATCCAACCTCAAGTTTTGCCGATGCACTGGTCTCGATGGCACTGGATGACAAGATCGGTCGCCGTACGGTTGATGAGCTAGATCTCGAAAATATCTATCGGACTTACTTTGAAATAGTGGATTACTTTGGTACACCGCTGGCTGCCGAGTTCTGCACAACAATCGATGATTCAAACTTATCATTTGAAGAATTGGTGATTAATCTTTGTGATGCTGTATTTTGTACGTCATATCGCCAGAACAACAAGCTCAAGCTGTATTTTGAGCGACCTACGGATAACTCGGTACTGTTGTTTAACTTCAGGAATATTTATCCAGAAACCTATCAAAGGGATCTTAGCTTTGGTGTGATGGATGACTATGACGGCCTGATCTATGAATATACGGATCCTGCTGACGATAGCCGTATCAATATCTATCTGCCAGACAAGAGCGCCAAGAATCCTAAAGTGGTGAAATCGGTCGGTGTACGTAACAAGTGGCAAGCTCACTTTAATGCGTACCGGCTCTGGAACAAGATGCGTTTCCAGCGTCGATCGATTACTTTCGATGCTGCATCTGAGTCAGAGTTGCTGGTACTACGTGACCGGATTGCGGTGGCTGATTATCGTAATGGGGTTCACCGGAGCGGGGATGTTCTTCAGCAAGAGGGTTTAATCCTGACCTTGAGTCATGATGTGGAGTTTATCGCAGGCAAAAGCTATGTGATTTATCTGCAGATGAGTGATGGCAGCGTGGAACTGATTCCTGTGACTGCTGGTACCACGCCTAACAAAGTCGTGTTAGGACGTTTACCAAACAGTCCACTCAAGCTCAATCCTGAGGACTACATCAACACGACCTATATCGTGGTGAATGATGATACCAAGGGCTCATTGCCTTATCTGGTGGCCAAGAAGGAACCTGTAGGCAAGACGAGTAATAAAATCACGGCCATCAACTACGATGAACGCTATTACATGAACGACAAGGATTATACCGATACACCAATTGACGACACGCCGATCTATATCCGTTATGACCAGCTTGATATCAATCTGGCACGGTTATATCAGATGCAGCGTGGCGAGTTGCCAGTGTCTGGAGTCATTAACTTTGTGGTTGAGCCCGGTGTACTGGTGTGCAGTTCAAGTGCTTTTCGACCGTACATAGAGCTTATTTATAAACATAGTCGGGATTTCGCTTCCATTAAATATGTGGTGCCTGAACTGCCAGAAATCTCTGCCATTGATACTGGAGAGTTTCCACCAGATCTGGTGGTGAACCTCACCATTAAAGGTGCAATTGTGGGACGTGGTGGTGATGGCGGCATTGCTCATGCAGCTTTTTATGACGGGAATGACTATGAGAATGCATTCACGAAAACCCGACGTGACGGCAGTATCGGTGCACCAGGCTTATTGGTGCGTCACAGCAAAGTAAACCTGATCATCGATGGCGGTATTGTTGCGCGTGGCGGCTCAGGTGGTGGAGCTACCCCAAGTGGACGTAGTACACGATATAGCTATGCAATGCAGGGTACATGTGGTGGAGGCGGTGCACCATTTGGTATGGCGCTGAGCTATCTCCCAACATCTAGTGAAGTACCGCAATTCAGAGGGTATTTTAATAATAACTACCAGACCAATAAGATTTCCGATGCCCAGAGAGATATTCCAGGCAGAGGTTATCAAAAGCTGGATAGTGATTATTCATCACCTTTATCTGGTAATGGTGGCGGTTGGGGCCAACGTGGTACCAAATCACTTAATACCGGTACATGGAACTGGAATTATCACGGAACACTTGAAGGGCTGGCAGGACCAGGCGGCCCAGCCATTATTGGTATCCCATTGCAGACATTAGAAGTGATTAATGGAGGTCAAATTTTACAAACGCTTTAACAGCTTTAATTCTTATTTAAGCACCCAATCGGGTGCTTTTTTATTGTCAAAAATTCTGGAGAACGACATGACAGAAAAGCAGGGGGCTGTTGAGGCTGCAGCAAATGCAGCCGCGACAGCAACCAAATTTACTTATACAACATACACAAGTGCAGGGGTGAGCGTGGTGTCTTGGTGGGCTTCAATTGACTGGATGGCGGTACTTGGTGTTGTAGTGGCCATGGCAACATTCATTTTAAATCTCTATTACAAGCGTAAAGAGAACCAGCGTGCCGATGAAATCCACCAGTTGCGTAAGCAGCAATATGAACAAACGAAAGAACGGTTAAAAGGGGATTGTGATGACAAGTGAACAGACTCGGGCTTATTTGGCCTTTGCACTCGTTGGGTTGATGTTTGTATTGGTGATTGCCTTATTTTTTGTGGACATGCCCCGAGAGAATAGCAACCTGATCAACACAGCCTTAGGTTTCATTGCTGGAGCAATGACAACAGCCTGTGGTTTCTATTTCGGTAGTTCTGAACAGGAGAAGAAAAAAGATAATCCTAATTAAGCACAACGATAAATTAAGGATTTTTAAGTTAAATTTTAATCCTTACATTTTCTTTTATTTGGTCTTTGCAATGAACGGTACAATGAATCTTCATAAAGGAGTTTTTAATGCCCATCATTACCCTGCAAGATAATGCAACGGGAGAGATGATTAAGATTAGACCAGTAAAGGATCCTAAAGTACTTTACAGTGAAAATGGTCAAATTGTAATTACTCAAGATACTAAATGGCTGTATCTGGAAAGTGAGGACCTACTACCAGATAAGCTGCAAGATCAGTTAAAAGAACCCAAGTTAAACCAAGTCATAGATGAGCGCTATCTCATCTATAGAATAGAAAACCTACCCTAGACCGCCGCAAGGCGGTTTTTTATTGCCAGAAGGAAATCAAAATGGATAGAACACCTTTTTTTAATGAAGCACGTGCGCTGCTTGGCGGCTCGTTAAGCCAGCATCAGGTTGATAGATTTAACGAAGTAATTGATGAGTTCCAGCCCAAGAAAAAACAGAATAAAAAAATAAGTTCTGTTGGGATTAATTTGATTACAAGTTTTGAAGACTTAAAATTATCCGCGTACCTTTGCCCGGCTAATGTCTGGACTATCGGTTTTGGTACCACCGTTTACCCGACTGGTATTCGGGTTAAACAAGGGGATAAATGTACTGAAGCTCAGGCCAAAGCTTACTTTGCGCATGATTTAAACCGATTCGAGCGTGCAGTTAATGGATCTGTGGCTGTGCCGCTTTCACAAAATCAATTCGATGCGCTGGTGAGTCTGACTTACAACATCGGCGAGACAGCATTTAAAAATTCAACACTATTAGAAATGCTTAATGCCGGGAATTACCGAGGGGCTGCGGATCAGTTTCTTGTGTGGGATAAGTCAAAGGGAAAAGTTCTCAACGGTCTGGTCCGGAGACGTAAAACGGAGCGTGAACTATTTTTAAAATAATCCTTTTATTATTTAGCTTTGTCGTTTTAACCGGGTGCACAGCTCATACGATTAACAACAATATTCATATAGGAATATGTGTAAAAGCTATTTAGGAGCAATCATTTTAGAGTTTTAACCAATTTAAAGCGTTAGCTACAAAACACTGTCGTGAACAATACAGTGATTACAAGTGAAGAAGCACAAAATTATATTGCTACATAAGTGTAGGAGTATAAATTTATGGTAGAAAATGAAACCGAGGTTCTACATATAAATTGCAAAAGATCAACTTCAAATTTGATCTTGAGTGTTATTGCTTTACATTTATTTGAGTAAAAAATAGCGGCAAGTTTTTTCTTGCCGCTATTTTACTTCGCTGACTTACGAATACAATTAATAAAAATATTCGTGCTGGGATATGTTTAAAAGCCCTTTGAAGAGGGCTTTGTTATCTTAGAGATTGGTAATTATATTTTTAAAAAACCATCAGTTATATCGACCTTTCATTATTTTTGAAAAAATTAAGTGATATAAATTTATGATTGAAGTCGTTGCATATTTTCCATACTTTTCCCAGAGAGGGGTTCCTAATAAGTTGAGTAAAAATGCAATTGTAAAAGCACCTATCATATCTAAAGGAAAATGAACTCCAAGATAAATTCTCGAGAAAGCAACTAACCAAGCTAGAACTAAGAATAGATAACCTATACTTTTTTTACAAAATAAATAGGAGAAAGCAATAGTACTAAAAAAGAGCATATGGCTACTTGGAAATGAACCACTCGGAGCATGCTCAATGAGTGTTCGTCCCACTCCCATAACGAAAGGGCGTGGATGGTAGAAATAACTGGAAATTATTTTTCCTATAAGAAAGGCTAATAAAGTAAAAATCGTTGCTTTAATGATCTGTTTTTTAACATCATAATTACCTTTAAACCATGAAATTAAAAAAAATAAAATAACTATATAAAGCAAATCATTAGCAATGAATATAGCAGCTTTTATGGCCCAATCGGTAGCGATATCTGAAGCATTTAAAGAATGAAATAAACTTAAGTTAAATTGTTCTAAAAACAT